CTTAAAGCGCGGTGGTTGAAGATGAGCGCGGCCCGGTTGCGTGACCATCTGACCCGCAAGTTGAAGTACCCGCCCGAGATCGTGGACAGCGTCATGCAGCAGGTCTACGAGCAGCGCGAAGCACAGCGCAAGGTCTCAATCCGCAAGACTGCGCAGTTCAACGCATGGAAAGACCTGATTGCCCCCGCCCGCAAAGAGCTTGTCAATGTTCGCGTACTAAAAGCGCAGTTAAAGAAAGCCCCGGACGATGTGCGATGGGACGCGCTGTGCCGCTACGAGAACTGCATCGCAGCACTCATAGACAAGTTAAAGAAAGTGCAGTACGCCGGGGAGCACACGCCCCCGCAGTTCGTCGCCTTCCTGGGCAAGGAGTTGGGGCGGCACATCCCCAACAACGGCACGTTCTGGGTGGACTTCGTGCCCATCAAAGAACGCCGCCAGATCGCAGCCCTGTTCGACAGCCTGCCACCACCCGCACGGGGCAAGAAGAAAGTTACTTTCGAGCGCCGCCTACCCCGCGCCATGCACAACGCCCAGCGCAAAGCCCTGTTCGACCAGCTTGAGAACGCACAGCAGGCAGCCGAGGTCGAGCGCAGCTTGGCGCAGAACAGTTTCGACATTGACCGCCTCGACGCACAGCTAGTAAACATCCATGCAGCCAAAAATTTACTGGACAAGATGCCCAGGCACACCCCGCTGCCAGCCAAGTGGCAGACGCTGCTGGGGTGAGACACCATGTCCCACATGGCCAAGCCGCACAGCCATACCCAATGTGCGGCACTTGTAAAAAGGAGAACGCAAATGGAGAACGTAACTGTGACACGCACGTTCAAGGTGGCCCTGACTGCAGACCAGTGGGCTTTGTATGACATTGAGGGGCGCGATGTGGCAGCACACGCGCTGAACAAGTGGGCCGAGAGCGCGCTCAATAGCTGTACTACCGAGGGTGAAGCGGCGCAGGTCATCGCTCTTGCGCAGGACAGGTACAGCAACTTCGGCGCAGCAGACACCGAGGGATACGCAGTGATGTACGCGCTGCTTAACGTGGCCTTCCCGAAAGGAGAACGCAAATGAAAGAACTGACGCAGATGCGCAACGCATACAGGGTGTGGTGTCAAGCCACGTTCCCTGACTTCACCCCGAGAGACTTCCCCTACAAGGGAAGGATGTGGCAGGTATGGCACGCGGCGTGGACAGCCGCTAAACAAGGAGAACGCAAATGACACCAGAAGACTACGAGACGCTCACACAGGCGCTCATCACCGCATGGGCCAAGGCAGACAGAGCCAAGGCTATCGTGCACAGCGAAGGCGTTGCCGCTCACGAGGCGGGCAATACCACAGCGCAGCACAAGCTGGAGGTTGTGCACCACCAGATCGACAAAGCCGCAGCGACACTCGCAGACGCAGTGCACCTGCTCAACAACTATTGGAGAGGATAAAGATGAAACAACCAGACAACATCAACGACGCGCTGCGTCACCTGCACAACCTAACGCTATCCATAGCCGAGGACTTGGAGCGGTACATCAACGACGAGGATATGCAGTACGACGCTGAGTATTTCGAAGACGTCAAGGCAGCAGCACTGGACGCCCACCTGCTGGTCACATGGGTCAAAGATCAACTGAAAGGAGAAAGCAAATGACAGTACTCACAGGCAACCAGATCGAAGGGGCGCGGCTGCTTACGCTGCGCTCGATGCTGATACTGGAACTCAAGGGCATGAGCAAGTCGCGTGGGCCAACGGCCTACTCGACACTCAAGATGATGGGGTTCAAAGGCACGAGAGAGAAAGTTCTCTCTCAACTCGACGACATACGCGCCCAGTTGCTGGGCATCAACCAAGGAGAAAGCAAATGAAGATGAACAACGACAACACCAAGGCCCACTTCTTCGCATCAAGCGTAGCAACGTGGGTCACAACCACACCAGAGCGCACACTCAAGGAGCTGCTCGCACATATGGAGAAGGAGGGTCTCCCGTTCAACCTGTTCCATGTACCTGTGCCATACGACACCGACTACACGATCAATATGTACCAGCCGCAGGTAGAGGGCACGCTCTACATCGGCTTCTTTGAGCCAGCCAAGAAAGGAGAAAGCAAATGACTGAGACTGAGAAGAAACTTTACGACGCACTGCAAGTGCTACTCAACTCGTGGCCCATCGTTGAGCACCTGAGAAACAACGACCCGATGGCGCTCAAGCAAGCACGCGAGGCGGTAGACAGCGCATGGTTCAAGGCCCACTTCAAGGAGAAAGCAAATGATAAGTATTGATTTGACGGATGATACGGCGCAAGCCGTGCTGTGGGCATTGCGAGAACACCGCAATCATCGCTTGCCGGTGCGTGAGTATGTGGACAGGAGCTACGCCTCGCACGATGAGCCGTTTCGCAACCGCAAGATCGGTGAAGTGCAAGACAGGCTCGACCGCCTGTTCGCGCTGGAGAATCGACTTCTGACAAAGCTGGCCTGTGCCAGCGCAGCAACCAAGGAGAAAGCAAATGAAAGCAAATGACATGAGCGAGAGCGAGCTGCACAAGGCAGCCCACAACATGGTGTACTACGGCGGCGGCTTCGCCGCGCGCATCGCCGATGCTTACTTCGTGGCCGACAGTGAGAACAAACAACGACTACTCACGGCGTTTGGACACCTGTTCGAACGCTATGCACCAGGGCAGGGGTGGGGCCATGAGTGAGAACCTGCGCCAACGCCTGCTCGATGCAGGCTACACATGGGACGAGGCCGAGGACAAGCTGGCCGACATAGCGTCGGATGAGTACGACGACGAGCAAGACCGCAGAGCGGAGGAGTACTTCGCAAAGAAAGAGAGTTCGTGAGACACCATGTCTCACAGCGCATAGCCGGGCAGCGCCAATGCCCGGCACTAGAAACTAGGAGAAGCAAATGAAATGGTATGACAATACGTTCCTCGTGGCCATGAACATCGTGCGCTGCCATCGTGAGTGGTTTGAGCGGGAGACAGACAAGTACACCCTGCACCCATCGGTCAAGCGCCTGCTTGTCGACGACCATCGCCCGCGTGACTGGCATCAGTTGCTGCTTGAGTGGCCCCATGTGGCGCAGACTGACGCGTTACGCCTTGCGTATACCCGTGACGAACGTGCAGGCGAGGCCAACCGGCAGTTGATGACTTCTGTTGGCAAGTACTTGACGCGGCACTTCGACCTGCCTGACCATGTCATCCGCGATGCGGTTGCCCTCTACACTGGCGGCACTGACACATACAAAATAATCAACACCACGCAGGACATGGTGCACGCTGTCAACAACGGCCCGCACTCATGTATGTGTTGGACAGCACGCGACTTCGTGCGCTGCTCCGATGGCGAACGCAGGCATCCCTACGCCGCGTATGACCCGCAGTATGGCTGGCACATGGCGATACGCATCGCACCCAGTGGCGACATCGTAGGCCGTGCGCTGCTCAACACTCATGATGGTCACAACTACTGGGTCAGGTCGTTCGGCAAGCAGGAGGGTAGCGTCTACTCGCACACTGACCAGCAGCTTGAGGCGTGGCTCAAGGAGCGGGGGTATGTCAGGTGGAACTACTGGCATGACGGGGCGCAGCTTGCACACATACCCACCACACACGGCGAGTTCCTCGCACCCTACCTCGACGGCGACACGACACGCGCTACGCTTACTTACAAGCAGGAGCTGTACATCGACGACGATGGCGAGTACGAGATGCGCAACACTGACGGCACGCCCAACCATCAGGGTCGCCACACCTGTCCGGACTGCGGCGAGCGATGCGACGTGGACGACCTGCGCAGTGTCGGTTACCACGGCGACCACACTGTGTGCGAGAGCTGTGTCGATCACGACTACACGTATGTACGCGGCCGCAGGGGTGAGGAGTACTACGTGCCCAACGATGACGCGGTTGAGGCTGATGGTGATTGGTACGACAGCAACTATCTCGATGACAACGACATCGTTGCGCTGGCCGACGGCGACTACGCGCACACTAACAACGCTGTGCGGTGTGATGATGACGATGAGTGGTATCACATCGAGGACTCGGACATCATCCACTGCGAGTACGACGACAAGTACCACCACATCAACAACTGCGTCGAGACTGTAGACCACGGCTGGTTACACAAGGACGATGCGTGGCAGTGTTACGCGTCTGACAAATACTACTCAGACAGCACCGACTACGTGCTTGTAGACGGCGAGAAGTACCACCCTGACCACACCCCTGCTCAAGACGAGCTGTTCAACACTGAGGAGTAATTCCCATGCGCAAAACATCCATGCTTCACAAGACTCTGTGCCGTGCGCTGTCACTCAAGCGCCCGCATAACGGCGAGGGTGCGTCACTGTTCACAGGCTGGCTGTGTGACAACGTACCAAAGCATCTCGACCTGACCATCGACGCCGCTGGCAACGTGCATATTGACGCACGCCGTGGCACACACAACCGCACACTCTTCGTTGCACACGTTGACACTGTGCACCACGAGGACGGCCCCAACAAGTTCATCAAGGCGCACGGTACGTGGTACGCCAAGGGTGCACCACTGGGCGCTGACGATGGCGCTGGCTGTGCCATGCTCATGCACCTGCTGTGCAGCAGTGTGCCCGGGTACTATGTCTTCACGCAAGGAGAAGAGCGCGGCGGCATCGGGGCCAAGCACTTGGCCAAGGATCACGCAGACCTCTTGCGCCAGTTCGACCGGGCCATCGCGTTCGATAGGCGCGGCATCGACTCCGTCATCACCCACCAGGGCTATGGCCGCTGCTGCTCCGATGCGTTTGCCGATGCGCTTGCTGACACGCTCAACGTGGACGACAGGCTCATGTACCTGCCCGACAGCACAGGGGTCTACACCGACACTGCCGAGTTCACAAGCTTCATCCCCGAGTGCACCAACATAAGCGTTGGCTATGACCACGAGCACTCCGATAGGGAGTCGCTCGACATCTACCACTTCATGGCTCTGGCTGACCGCGTGGTGCAGATCGCATGGGACAAGCTGCCCACATCCCGTGACCCGCTGGCTGTGGAAAGCCACTGGGCAGACCAATGGCATGCCTACTACGCCGACATCCCAGCCTCTTTGACGACCAGTGTCAGCTCTTTCCCCTATGGCACGCAGAAGTTTGCCGATGGCTGGACTGAAGAAGACGACGTTGAGGAGGCGATCCAAGACGCGTTGGCTGGCTACCCTGGCTACCTTGCCGAGCTGATCTGCGAGTCCGTGTACCCCGAGGAGCCTGCGCTTGCGCGGCGCTACATCAGCAACAATAAGCTGCGCGATGCCGAGGTACTCAGGGATCACCTGAACATCTTGCGCACATACGGGGCTGGCTCCGTGCTCGCTAGCCTGTTTGACGTTGCCTACGCAGAAGTGTAATAATGTCCAACGCTTGACAACCTTCGGGTTGTCAGGCACGATTCACAAAAAGGAGAAAGCGAATGAACGTACAAATGCTGCGCCATGTGCGCAAACTGTGGAACGTGGACTATATACCACGCGAGGTAAACCGTACCAACCAGCTCAAGTGGGTGCGCTCTGTGCGCTCACTTGGTGACCGCTGGCTTCTGGCAAAACACATAGAGCGTAAAGGAGAGAGCCATGCCTGACCTTCAAACAGCGTTGAGCAAAGTACTCGACGAGTGGGCCAAAGATGACCAGCCCGTAACCCAATCACAACCACAACCCCAGGAGAAACAAACCATGACTTCAGCTACCTTCCCCATCACCACCAACGTATCACGCGCCACCTTCGACTTTGTGCGCGACAACCCAGGTCTGCACCACAACGAGGTCAAGCACAAGCTGATCGACAAAGGGTTCAAAGACAGCTCGGTGACTGCCCTCATCAGCCAGCTTCGCCGCTCAGGGCAGATCGCACGGCTGGCAGATGGTACGTACCACGCCACGGCCAAGGAGTATGTGCCGATCAAGCAGGTGTTCAAACTGGCGGTGAACAAGAAGACCGTGGCCAAGAAGGCCGCCAAGCCCGTAGCGAAACCCGTAGTGAAAGCAACTGAGCCAAAGAGCGAAGGCATTGCCGCGCTGCAGCCCGTTGCTACCTTGGTGTCAGCGCCAGCGCCTGTGTCAGCCCCTATGGTTGTCTCCAACGATGTCGAGTACATCCTCTCGACGCTGCCCATCAAGCAGGCCCGCTCGCTCTATGATGAGCTGCACAAAATCTTTGGGGCCAAGGCGTGAACGACCCGTTCGACTGGAGAAACTACAAGCCCCAGATCAGCATGCGTGATCTGGAGAAAGCGCGGCGCAACTCATACCAGATGACGCGCCACGTTAACGAGCAGCGCAAGAAGGGGATTGAGCCCAGTACCCCGTACAGCGAACGAACAGCACCATACCTAAGCGCAGCGCCCAAGGATATGGTGGTTGAGATGCCGGTGATGCCGGTACACAAGAAGACATTGGAGCGACACGCAAGGGAGAAGAAATGAGCATCGAAACAATGCGTCAGGCGCTGGATGCGCTGGACGCCTATTCGTGGGAGCAGGTAAACGTAGCAAGAGCCGCCCTCCGCGCCGCCATTGAGCAAGCTGAGAAGCAACCAGCACAGCGCCAGTGGGTCGGGCTGACAGAGAAAGACTTCTCGGCGATTAACCAATCCTGCCTGACCAAACTTCAGGCCGCGACAAGCGCCGAGTCAATCCTCAAGGAGAAGAATCATGGATGAAGAATTTGCTTTCCCACACACCATTGAGCACCTGCACCAACCGGTGACGGCGGGCATGACCCTGCGCGACTACTTCGCGGCCAAGGCGATGCAGGGGCTGATCAGTTGCCCCGATTGGCGTGATGGTGCAGGAGAGGATGTTGGTATGGACGCTTCAGATTACACGGCATCAGTCGCGTACATGATGGCTGACGCCATGCTCAAGGCAAGGGGGTAAGCATGACCAAAGATGACGACGACACCCTGTGCTACCGATCCGAGCTTGAGGCGGCGGTGAAGGCAGCCGTTGAAGCCGAGCGTGAGGCGTGTGCGAAAGTGTGTGAGCGCATGTGGCACGAATGGTTGGACTCGCCCGAAGAGAATGAGCCAAACAAACCTGACGCGGAAGATTGCTACAAAGCTATCCGAGCAAGGGGGCAAGCATGAGCAAACTCAAAACCCTGACCATCCCTGACCACCACAAGGTGCAGGCCAAGGCGGTGCTGAACGAGGCAATTGACGAGTTGCCAGATTCTGTGATCGTGCTGTGCTTCTGGAAAGACCGGGGCCAGTTCAAGATCAAAACATCGACAGTGCCTGACCGGCTTACCCTGATCGGTGCGCTGGAGGAGGCGAAGAACAAAGTCATTACAGATGGGTATGCATCATGAAAGAAGACATCATCCGCATAGCGCGGGAGGCTGGGCTTTCGTCGTCACCCGAAGACGACAACGCATACTGGACTGCTGATGGAATCGAAGAGCTTGAACGCTTC